GACGGTACGAGGCCCGGCGAGGGGGTGGCAAGATGAGTTAGCCGCGAATGTTGAGTCTCTCGCATTGCGTAGCGGCGCCGAGGCGGTTCTTGTCCAGGGTGTAAACCGTCGGCGCATTGCGCTGACGTATCGCGACGTTACCGAGGCCGCTGACCTAACGTTACTAAATGACCTAGCTGTGCTCGGCCCGGCTTACCCGGTCCTAGTGGACCCGGCGTTTGATAGCGAACTCGCGGTATGGATGCGTCTTATTGACGGAGTGAGCAGGCTGCAGGATCCACAAGTACCAGCAGCGACGAATCAGCAGCAGACCCAATATGATTTAGAATTGCTGGAAAATGTATCGTGACGCGGGCATTGGACAGTTCCCAGACTGAGAAGATTAAAAGCGGCACCCTTGTTCCGCTTGATTTAATCAGACTTACAACCTACACCGATCGGACGGCTAAAACCGGGGCGACGCTGTTTCATTTTTCCGATAGGGCCGTTCGGTATGACTACGCGAACGAGGGTACGAACCGGGAATTTTGGCCGCTCCTAGAGGACATCGGCGAGCTTTCGATGTCAATGAACCATCTGCCATCGGTGGATGATAGCGAGATCGTTAGGCGTAGGGTTTCGGTGACGCTTTCGAATTCGACCGTGCAGGGGTCGCGACTTGCGGAAATCCTGACGGCAGAAAACCTAGTGGGCGCTGAAATAGAGTGGCGGCAGCTTCTCGTTGGGACTTCGGATCTTGCCGCTCATCGCGTGGACTTGTCGTCACTCGATGGTGACGAGGCCACAGTGTTTTTCCGCGGTCAGGTAAATCTAGTCGGGCCGATTACCAACGAAAGCTTCGGTCTGGAATGTTCAACCGAACTCGCCGGCGTAAACTGGGGGCGAGCGAACGGCGCCGACACCGACCCCCGCGACGTAGGGTCGCGGCTCGCGACGTGTTACGGGCAGAGCAAGCGCGTCCGCGCCACGAATTATCAAGTGGGTCACGTGACGACGCTGACCGGCGACGTGGGGACGAGCGCTACGGGCGTGTTCGCCGTAACCGATACCAGCGGTTTTCCGTCAAGCGGTAGCTTTACGATTCTGATGGGATTCGAGCGGGCCACCGCGTCGGTTACGTCGGGCACGTCAATCAATATAACGGCCCGTGGGCAGTCGAGCACGACCGCAATATCCCACCCAAAGGGGGACCAAGTATCTGAATTGATTTCAGAAGCGGTATTCGTGCTCGCGGAACACCCGACGTCACAAGTTTCTGACGTGCTGATAAATACCCGATACGGTCGGCTAGTTTCGGTCGATGGAATCGGAACGGTCAACACGTTCGACACCGGGTCACCCGTCCCCGCTGGTGAAGCGTGGACTACACTACGGATGAGTGCGTCGGAACTGGCCGACCTAGCAGCCGTCGTCTCGCAGAAACTATCTACCGAGGACACTGGAAGCACCGTCACCACATCAACCTTTGAGAGCAACGGCAGCGAGATTTCGGTGCCGTTCGGAACTGGAGGGTCAACGCAGTGTGACGGAAGGCTGTTAGGCGGGACCACCGACCGGCTGACGGCAGAAGGCATTTTTGTGCAGAATTACGGATTGTCCTACGAATTTTCAGGATCTTTCTCTACTAACACGGTTAGTAGATGGAAAATCGTGATCAAGGGGGTGGACATTTGGGTGGCTGGTGGCCTTGGCGGTAACAGGCGCTTCCGGTTCGGCGGTCTGAATTTCACCGGCGGTCAACCGGATGACGTTATATTTGACGAGGATCGCAGTGCCCTCGGAACGGGGCTGGTGAGCACGGGGGATCACGAATCCTCTTGGCACACGCCAACATCGTCGGTGTCTCTAAATACGTTGCTGAATTCCGGCGATTTGCGATGGGGCCAACTCCAGGGCGCCAGCGCAGCACTCGAAGAATACACAGAGATAGACGAAATTGGCATCACAGCGGAAACCGCGCCGGCACCTTTCACCGTTGACGTTGTGGCCGATAACGGTTTTGGATTAGAACTATTTTGCGACGTGTCTGGTTATGTCGCACCAACCGCAACCCCGGCCTACAAGGCGGGCTCAGGCGCGTTGATGTCCCACCCCTGCGACATCATCCGGCATTGGATTGAAGTTATCGGAAGCGGCACGGTCGATTCGGATAGCTACGACGACTTAGAGACAAACCTCGGTGGGGCTTCGTGGGCATTCGACACTCGAACGCTCGGCCTAGACTGGGAAAGCGTATTGGCTCGCATGGGTTTTGAGGCTCGCGCAAATATCATCCCAGAGGAAACCAGCTCGGGCGTGGTTTGGAAGATGCTTAGTGCGTCTTCGGCCTACGCGTTCCCCGCGTCGTCGGCGACCGTCACCGAATGGGAACCGGCACGGTTTGCCGTTTCGGGTGTCCCACTGGTGCAGGGAACCGCAACGCGCTTTGCAGCCAGCTATAAATATGATGCGAACGAGGCGGATGGGGAGGCTGCTTTTGCGGGTTTCCTGCGCGCTGACGTCGATTCCAATGACCTAACGACGCCGAACACGGCAGCGCTAACCGCCGCCGAGGCCGCAATAGGGATCGTCATTGCGGACCCTATGGGCTTTCGGCTTATTCGGGACGAGGCGACGGCTAAGGACTTGCTGGGGTACTATGCGAGCGAGCGTATCCGCCGGGCGGAAATGTTTACGGTCTCGGGGGTACCGTGGTGGGAAGGGTACACGCTCGAGCCGGGCGACGTGATTTCGGTTACCCCTCCATGGTCGGAGTCGTCGCGAAAGTTGCGGGTGCTATCGGTAACGAAAGATAGAGAGACGGGCCTAGTTAACTTACGCGCCGTAGAGGTAGCTTAATGTTCAAACTGTTTGCAGTTTTCGCCGCGGCTTCCACGTTGTGCCTAGTGTCAGGTATGGCGGCAGCGCAGTCTAGCGCCTGGCCTGCTTCAAAGGTGACGCCCAAGTGTTCTGATTCGTTTTACGCGATGGACGGGGACGGGGACTTCTCGGGCACCGCCGGCACCGCGCTTGCTTATGGAATCGTGGTCACTCAGGTAAATGCCGGGGCCGGTGACTGGGTAGAGATGCGAGATTCCCAGGCGGAGTGGGCCTCTTGCACGACGGCGGGAGCCACGGCCGGTGATATTAACCTGAAATTCACGCGGGCCGGAGCGGCTGCGGTGCCCTTCCTGGTGGAGTGTTCGGCTAGTTCGTCGTCTAACGTGGCTGGCGTTTATCAGGCTATATCGCTGCGATCATCCGACACGACTTCAATAACGGGCGGGGCCCGGATAGCCTCCATTCTCCTGGGGCATAGTATTGACGTAGACGTGAGCGTTTCCGGTATCAAGGCATTTTCGATAAGCGGGGTCGTGTCGCTCGATGACGGTGATTGTGTTGGAATGACGGCCGCTACGGGGTTTCTCGGCGGAGCGTTCACGTTCAACCTTCACTCGGCAACGTGCCGAATTAGGGAACTCGACTCATGTATTTGACCCGCGCAATCGTTACCGCCGCCGCTTTTCTTCTGCTTATTGTCGCCGCCCCGTCATTTTCGGCCGATTCGGGGCCGGCGGTGTGGGCTTCGGCCGCGGATGATGACACCGACACCGGGTCGGAGGTGTGCGCTTTGCGGGACACTCCGCCGCAATACTTCCTACCCGAACGGCTGTGCGTTGCGGTCTTCGTTCCGGGTTCGGACGAGGCCCATTCGTGTGGCGAGGACATGACCGGCCAGGGCGTGACGAGCGGGGATTGGTTTCTGGTGCTGTGTAAGTAGCGTAGAGGGGGGGGGCTGTGCCGAACGGGGCTAGTGGGAATTGGACTCCACGCAGGGAATCAATCGTCTTTAAGGCGATTCTCGGCATCGGTATTCCGGTGGTCGCTTGGACCCTGCTGACGGTGATAGCGCATAGCGAAGAACTCGCCGCTCGCGGCGCGATCGCTGACCGTACCGAGGCAGAACAGCAGCAAGCGGAAGCGGAGCGGTTAGAAATTGCTAGGCGCCTCGAACGAGTCGAAGAAAGGGTCGGAAATTACCAAGAGGCGAACGAGGCGGCGCACCGCCGACAGGAGCGCTCGCTGCAGCGCATTCTCGAGGCCGTCGAGCGGTGACGTGGATTGCCGTAATTTTGGCGGCTTTGCTGGAAACATCTTCGTGGTGCGCGGACCGATTCATTGGGGAAAATGAGCGGGGCAGGTACGCGATTGACTACCTATGGGAAGGCGAGCCGGCGGCTGGTGGCGGGATCGTATGCCGACCCCTGCCAGAGTGCGCAACGACTGACAGTTCAGGGGATGGAATCACCGGAATGGTTGAGTTTGAAATGCTCGTGTCGTGCTGGGGGACGAGCGTTGACGATCACATCCCGCCGCCGCCGCCGCCGCCGCCGTCGTCACCGTGACGATTCACGACGCAAGGGGAATACGTCGGATCGTGTTACACCATACCGCTAGCGACCCGTTCCGCACTGACTGGAAATCTATTCGTCGGTGGCACCGGGCAAGGTTCAAGCTAGGTATCGGGTATCATCGCATAATCGAGCGTGACGGCTTCGTGATGGATGGTCGGCGAATACAGCGCAGCGGGGCGCACTCCCCGCCCAATGCGGGAACGCTAGGTCTTGTTGTGATGGGGTGGAACGGGAATGCGGAACACTCTAGCTGGGCGTGGTCGAAAGCGCAGTGGGATTCACTGTTTTCGGAGTTGCTCTACTGGCGCGACCGGCTTCCTGATGCGCTGATATGCGGACACAATCAGCGGAGCTCTACGCTATGTCCTGGAATCTCGGTACCAGAGGAGTTACGCAAACGTGGGTTCCCAGATATGGCCCGCGTGATAACAGGAGCTGACAAGTAACGCTACGGAGTGAGAATTATGCACATTTGTTTTGGTGGCCCTGTTGTCAGATTGATGGTAAATAGCAGGTTTCATACTTTTGAAATGCACCACTATTGCGGCCCAATAAAATTAAAGGCAGATGGTGAAACACCAGCAGAAAATTACTGGAGAGAAGACAGTAACTTTTGGCCGGTATTTGATAGTTGGGTGCGTAACGGGCAGAAGATTGACGAATATGGGCGCGGTATTATTGCCAGCTAACTACGGGGGGGGTGTTTTGTCATCTTGGAAAACGACGCTAGCGGGGGTCGGGATGCTTCTAAGCGCGGTTAGCATCCTAATCGCCGGGCTGACTGGCGGTGCGGATGTTGATTTCAACGCAGCCGGCGCCGCCTTCATGGGCGGAATTGGGCTGCTGCTAGCCCGCGACAACGATAAGTCCGTTTAACTCGTGTGGCTTTCGCAGCTCGCATCACCCTTCGCGATGTGGGGTTTTGTTACGCTAGCGGCCCTGGCGGTTCTTCTCTTCGTCTATCGTCGTCATGTTCGGGGGGTTGTGGCGAGTGAGGAAATGCGAAGGGCGGCGGAACGCGAAAGGGAATCAGCGGCGATCAAATCGGCACAGCTGGCCCTGGGTCGCCGCGCTCGCGCTCGCGTGCTTCGCGGTTGGTTGCGCGGCTCGAGCCCCGACCGGGATTGAATGTGCGACGATAGAAGACCTAGAAACAGTCGGGTTTCTGCTAGGTCGCGAGAGCATCGGAAAACCGGAGCCTGAGCGGGTACGGTTGCTTGAGATGTCTAATCGGATCGCGGCTTCAGTTGCGAACTGTCTGGCACTGACGACGATGGGGCAGCGGGTCAGATAGGCACTCGGGGGGCTATTTGGCCCGCCCCCATCGTCGATCACCGTTCGCGCTCGTCCCATTCGCATTGATCGGAGATCATCTCGTACCGATCCCGGTTGCTCTCCGCGTTGGAAATATCCTTTTCCGTCGGTCGCCGCCCGTACGGATATGGAGTCACCCGGAAATAATCGAGCCAGTCTCTTCTATCCGACGGTTTTTCTTTCGCTGTTTTTCCCTTCAAAATATCCCCTTGTCTTCGGGCAGTTCCGCAGCGCTTTGTTCAAACTGCTCTATCGTCAACCCGGCGACCATACCCATGGTTTCTCGGAATTGTCCGAACGTCAGATTCGCAGAATTGCCAACGCCACTCTTCTCGAGATGGTCTTTCATAAAAGCCACCATCGACGATTTGTCTACCCCGAGGCGAATCCCCGTTTCTTCGCAGGCTTTTACCAGGTCTTGGATCTGCGATTTCATAACGGGGGCGGAGTCGCCAGAGGGGAGCTTTTTCTTTCGGGGGGCTCCCTTCCTGATTTTCTCAGCCAAGAGCGGTTCGTGCCGAGGCCGTTGGGAATCCCCACCCACCGGGTTGGGGGGATAGGGGGGTCGCTGCGGGGGCCCGGTGGGTGGGGATTTGGTCTTGGGTGCTGCGTGGTCGGTGCTTGCTAAATCGTCGTCAACCTCAGATGCGACCCCCAACATTGCGGATAGCGCATACCGCCTGAGGTAGGTCAGAAGGGAGCCCAGCTCGGTAGCTTTTCCGCCGGGCGTCCAGGGTATTTCGATCACCGATGACCGTTCCTCCCCGCTGGAGTGGAGCAGAAACGTTCGCAGGTACGGTGTGCCGTCCCTAACCTCGAACGGCTGTGAGATAGCTAGTCCCTCGGACGCCAAGGCCGAATCGACAGCCCGAAAAACGCCGGCTAGGTCTGCATAACGGTAACTGTACGTCCCAATATTTGCGGTTTGGTCTTTCTTGATTGCCGCAAAATTTGACCGTGCCCTCGCTAGAGCTTCGTTTAGATTCGGAGTCCCGCCCGGCTCTACCGTGTCTTCTAGCTTGTCCAAGTGTCCCCCCGGTTTTTATCGCGAAGCGTCGCAATCAACACCCCCAGTCCGAAACTGACCAGGATCGTTAACCAGTCTTGCACGTCGCTGCCCCCCTCTGGAGCGTGTTTAGTATAGCGAAACCAAATCCGCAAGGGGCTTTGTTCGCCGACATAGATTCGGTAGAGTTAAATACATGAACAAGCCCGAACACCCGATCCGAACCTATTGCGAATCTCGAGAAATGTTCCAGGCGGATTTCGCGAGGGCGATAGGCGTCACCCCTGGCGTTGTGTCCCATTACATCGCAGGAGTAGCGAGGCCCTCGGCCGCGACCGCGATGCGGATAGTCGCCTTCACTGGCGGGAAAATTTCTCTCGAGGATTTGTTTAACTACAATCGCCCAGAGCGCCACGGCCGGGGCAGGGTTTAGTCTTAGTAGAGGATCCGATTCCGGGAAACTGGACCCTTGGGGGGGGGCAGTGGCAGACGTCCAGCCTGAGCACGGCACAGTCAGAATTGCATGGACGCTCTTTGAAGCGATTGTGCGGGCTCCGATTACCAAGCGCGAGCTGAAGGTCTTTCTGGCGATTCTGAGGCTGACCTACGGCTGGAGAAAGAAGCATGACTATATTGGTTCGGTGCAACTCGCCAACATGACGGGCCTCGGAGCCGGCCACGTTCGGGGGGCGCTCGCCTCTCTCAGCAGGCACAATATGCTTCGATTTCGAGGCCACGGGAAAGGCCGGCGCCGCGAGGTCGAACCCGTGAAAGACTTTGATTTGTGGGAGTTTCCGCCCGCACCGAAACGGGACGTTCAGGCCCTCTCGAGGGGGTCAAATGGGGGGTCGAAAGTTGCATATTGCGTCCCAAAACGGGACGACCCCCGTCCCAAAACGGGACGACTCCATAGACATTCTTCCATAGACATAAAGAAAGAAGCGTCGCCGCTCGCCGTTTGCAACGGCGGCGACCGGGAAAACACTGATGCCGGATAAGTCGTGGAAAGCGTGGGAGCGGACCGTGGCTCGGATTTTCGGAGGCCGGCGCCGCGGACCTGTGACCCGATCTGACACGAGCGGACTGGGCGATATTATCGCCGAGGGCTTTTGCATAGAAGTAAAGCTGCTAGGCCGTCCTAGCTTCAGCGACCTACTCGCGGCTTGCTACCAGGCGGAACGAAACGCGGCCCCCCTCGAGATGCCGGTTGCCGTGGTGAAAAAGAAAGGAGCGAATCGCTCTGACGCCCTTTGTATTTACCGGTTGCCGACATTCCAGGAGTGGTTTCTAACGGGCGAGGATAAGCGCAGAGGCGAAAGCGGTGGAGAGTAGGCACCCGAGGTCAAACCCTCGAAAGATCGACTGCTACACCGTCATAACGAAATGCCGAGTCTGCCAGCACCCTATATGGCAATATCGCTACACATTCGGGCCTAGATTTCTCGGACGTCTGACTCTTTGTGCGGACTGCACCGCCACGGTTTTCCAAGAACTCGAATACCCGTGACTAGCCGTCTCTACCCGTCTCTACCCGTCTCTACCCGTGACTAGGTTGACCCTTGACAAGTCAGCGGAGGCGTTGTAGCACCCGGGCAGCCTTCCGGGTGATGGGTGAGGATGGCGGTCAAGCGACGCAAAAACGGTACCGTTGAACGTGGCTCGAGGCTGAACCCCACCGGGATTCGGGGCGAGGGGTACAGGCAGAAGGCAGAGCGGCAGCTCGCCGCGATGTTGCAAGTCGAGATGGCTGACGGTCGTTCGGCTTCTGAACACCTAATAGCGAAGCTGCTTGACGAGGCCCGCCACGGCGAACCGTGGGCCATGAAACTTGCGCTCGACAGGATTTTGCCGGCCGTGCAGAAAGTCGAACACGCCGTCCAGGGTGAGCCGCGTTCCCCGCGGTTCGTGCCGACCGAAGCGGAACAAGAAAAGCTGCAGGCCATGGCGAAGGCATCTGGGCACTTACATTGACCCTGCCGAATCTGCTTTTGCCAGGGTGTGCCCACCGCCCCACAGTCAAGCAGTGGATCGCGCTAGCGTCCTACAGCCCCCGCGAAATTTTGTACGGTGGCGCAGCCGGGGGCGGGAAATCTGATTTCCTGCTAATGGCTGCGCTCCAGTTTGTAGACGTCCCTGGCTATTCGGCAGTCATCTTCCGCCGCACGTTCCCGCAACTCTCGGCACCTGAGGACGGGTTATTAGCTAGAGCGCAGGAGTGGCTAGGTCCTGACCCCGAATTTGAGGGGCTAGACACGATCAGCGGGTACCCGACGCGATGGCGGTTCAAGGGTGGCGGGACACTCAGCTTCTCGCATATGCAGCACGAGAGTGATCGATTCAACCACCAGGGACCTAGCTACCAGTTTATTGGATATGACGAACTTACCCAGTTCAGCGAGTCGCAGTACCGATACCTACTTTCGCGGCTTCGCAGGGTTGAGGGCTTCCCGGTGCCGTTGCGTGTTCGCGCCACGTCGAACCCGGGCGGCGCAGGCCATGACTGGGTGCGCGAACGCTTCCCGATCGACGCGCCGGGCGTCGATGGTTGCCGGTACATCCCGGCGAAGCTAGGCGACAACCCGCACCTCGACTCGGCGACCTACGCGAAGACGCTAGAACAACTACACCCCTACGAGCGCGCGCAGCTTCTCGATGGCAGATGGGACGTGCGGCCCCCCGGTTCCAGATTCCAACGCGAGTGGTTCCCGGTCAAGGATGCGCGCCCGGCCGAGGGTCGCCGCGTGCGGCGGTGGGATCTCGCAGCCACGGCCGCGCGCCCTGGCGCCGATCCTGACTGGACCGCCGGCGTGCTCATGGCGCGTACACCGGAGGGCGCGTTTGTGATCGAGGACGTGCAACGCTTCCGAGGTTCGCCCGGCACAGTCGAGTCACGAGTCACTCAGCAAGCGAGAATTGACGGTGCCGAAGTCGCGGTGCGGATCGAGCAGGAGCCGGGCAGTTCCGGCAAGATTGCAGCCCACCACTGGGCCAAGATGTTGGCGGGTTTCGACGTTCGCAGCGTCCCCAGCACGGGGGATAAGGTCGTGCGGTCCAACCCCCTGGCGTCTCAGGCCGAAGCCGGCAACGTATCGCTAGTGCGTGGCGTGTGGCTGGAGGACTACTTGCGTGAACTTGAGATGTTCCCGGGTGGCTCTCACGACGACCAGGTTGACGCATCGTCGGGGGCGCTCGACGATTTGACTAGCGGCGGAATCGGACCCACCGAAGCGCTCGCAGCCATGGAGGCATACGCTTGATGGGAACATTTCGCGACCGAGTTGCAGCGTGGATCGGCGGCAACAGGACTGCAACGCTCCCTATCGGGTGGAACCCCTCTATCCAAGCGGCATTCGGCCAAGCGTTAGGGAATCAGCCATCCCACGAAACATTGCTCGCGGAAAACCTGGGGATAGTAGACACCGCGACAAGGGCAATAGCTAACCGCCTATCATCTATCGAGCCTCAAGTCAAATCCCGCAGGCTCGTATCTGCTGGCTCTTACGTCGAAGAGATAATTGATGATCACCCCTTGAAGGCTTTGCTTGACCAGCCCCACCCGAATCTATCACGGCGGCAACTGCTAAGGCTGACGGGCCAATGGATCGTCACAGTCGGCGAAGCGTACTGGTTAAAGGTTGACAACGGACTGAACGTTCCGACGGAACTACACCCGGTGCCCCCGGCTCAAATCGAGCCGGCTGTTAGGCAGGGAATTGTCGAAGGGTACATGGCAACCGATGGCGACGGTAAGCGATTCGAGTTACCGACGGACGTGGTTATCAGGTTCTTTTTCCCAGACCCGGAACAACCGTGGGCTTCTGAAGGGTACTTTGGCCCGAATGGTATTACCGCGGACGCAAGGAAGTTTGCGAGTCAGCATTTGCGGAGACACTATGAACACGATGCCACCCCGAAGTCAGCGCTAGAGCCACAGGAAGGGGCTCAGACGTTCGACGCGGCACAGGCAGCCCGATTCCGAGAGTTGTGGTCGCAGCTTTACAACTCTAGGAACGGCCGGGCGCAGGGCGCCCCGGGGATTGTTCCCAGTAACTACAAGCTAGTAGAGCTTGCGATGCAATCCGGGGCAGATGTGACCCCCCTGCTGGAACACTGGCGGGATGATTTGCTCATGGCGTTTGGCGTCCCGCGGTCAATTCTGGGGCAAGTAGTCAGCGGGGATAGGTCAAGCGCGGAAACTAATCAATATGTGTTCGACCAGCACACTGTGCTGCCTATCGCTCAGATGATTGAGGATGCGTTGACGTTGCAGCTTGCTAAGGACTTCGAGGGCGGAGTTTTCGTCTGCTTCGAAAATTTCGTTGCCTCAGACAAGCAGTTCAGCTTGGCGCAAGAACAAAGCGATTTAGACCGTAAGGTCAGATCCATCAACTCGGTCCTCGAGTCGCGCGGGGAGTCCCCTGTTGATTGGGGAGAC